TATGCCGTTTCCAACCGTACCAACTGTCGTGCATGTGGCCGTAACAATGGCATGACCTTCGCTGATGTACACATCATTGTTCATCTGCCAGAACAGTTTTCCGTCCGCCGTCAGAAGGTTTGTCGCAGGGATCGTCTGCTCTGTCGCAGATCTGATGATCAGTTCTATGCTGGCTCCGGTCGCCTTCAGCCTCGGACAGTTCCGGTTCTCACCGATCACGTCCAGGTAATCGCCTACAGCATACCGTAGGGTCTGCATTCTTAATGCATTGTCTACACCGGCCAGCACCTGCACGATGTCGGCCTGGACACTCCGCAGAAGCATTTCCTTTTCGTCCCCTGCGTAGAGTACGTCGCCGCCGGCCTGAACGTAGTTGTAGATCATCTCGTTCCAAATCTCATCGGGGTCATATGTCACATAATGTAGTTCTGTATTATCCATTTGCTTCTCCCCCTATCTCCACTGTGCAGGTGATGACGGTTGCCCCGTCCTCCGTGACGTAGGCCTCAGCATCCACCACCTCGCAGTCCGGTTCCCATAGCATGACTCTGTCCAGCTCCGGCAGAAGTTCTTCACGCAGGCGGGCAAGCGGCAGGTCAAAGATCGCCGGATCGAAACCTCTGTACCGGTCATACGGCACCTCGCCCATGCGGGTCATTAAAAGGTTCTTGGCGTTCTGCAGGGTGCGTGGGACGAATGACTTAACCGAAAAGTCCAGCCCGCCCTCGACGGGGAGATTATCAATCGTATATCTCATCTTCACATCACCGTTGCCCTTCCGTTACCTGCTACTTTTTTAGCTGCTGTCGTCGTTTTTGCCTTGCGGGCATAGTATTGTACCTTAGACTGCGCCGCCGTCGTGCTCTGCTTGGTGATCGTATCCTTCATCCAGCTTCCGACGGAGTCCGCAAGTTTGCTTCCTGCTACAGCCAGTCCGGCACCAGCGGCCGCTATCGTTGCGGCAACAGGTCCACCCACCGCAAACCCTGCACCAATAGCTTTGGCTGCACCCTGCATGACGACAGGGTCAGACGGCTGTACGGATATTTTGGATGAGCCATCTCCTCCGTAGTATTCGCCGCCTCCGCCGCCATCGGAGCCGCCTCCTCCTCCGCCGCCACCTCCGCCGGATGAACCACCGGATGAAGTACTGCTTCCGGGGACGATGCCGTCCTCTTGTGAAGCCTGCTTGAGGGTCAGCTTGATTTCTGCCTCGTACCAGGCGCCCGTGTTGGTCATGCGGATATTAGAAACATCGGCAGCTGTCAGCATAAACTGACAGGTCATCAGCTTGCGGTTCCCGATGTAGAAGTAGTCGGTCACACCGTTCTGGGCTTCCTCAACAAACTTTATAGCTTCGTCTCGCACAGGTGATCCCATGCGGGAGTTAAGTTTGATGGTCAGGCTCACGTCTACTGGCTTACTGATCTTCCTGGACGTGTACTTCTGGCCGCCGTCCTCTGTCTCTTCTGTCTCAGCACTGCCCTTGACAGACAGGCCGGAGAAGCTGTGTACCTGTGTCGGTTCCACAAAGAAACGATGGTTCCCCCATCTTCCTACCTCTGCCATGTCAGCCCTCCTTCCACGGCGCCGTCAGCGGATACTCGCCCGCCGCCAGCAGCTCGACGACAGGGAGTCTTACCTCCTCGCCGCCGTCCAGGATCAGCTTGTCAGAGATGGCAGGGTTGGCGCACAGGATATCGGCTGTGTACTTTTCATCTCCATATATCAGCAGTGCAATGAGATCAAAGGTCTCGCCCGCACTGGCAAGATAAGATTTTCCACTCAGTGTCATGCGTACACCTCCATCGCTTCTCTCATCTGGTGGTCACGGAACCACCGTTCGAACCTGTCTTTATCCGCCGCAAGTGCCTGTTCAACGCCGGTTGCATCGGCGGCATTGATGGTCGGTGCGTAGACAATGGACGTCGCGACATTCTCCGGATTGCCATTCAGACCTCCGAACCTTGCAAAAATCTCCGGCCATGTGAAGCCGGATGCCGCACGGGCCGCGTCGAGCAGGGATGCCGTACGTTCAGAATGTTCCTCTGGGATCGCCCATTCCGGCAGCGTACCTTCACCGAAAATACTCGGTTCCGTAGCACGGCCGCCGGTTGCAAACTTTCTGCCCCCTCCAGCGCTCGCTGTCCGTTCGTTAATTGTTCTTGTAATGGTTTCCTGTGTATCGATATACACCGTAATGTGACGACCATCATAGGTATTGATCGCGCTCTCAAGCCCTTCAGGGTGACCGTCTACATAAGTCCATATCAACTGCCCATCTTCACCTCTGATGGTCGCGTGCAGAGCTGTTGGATCGCCTTCTAGTATCTCCGTCAGGGTTTGGTTGTCGAGAGCGGAGATATCGCCTTCAATAGATGCTGTATCGCCCTCTACATCCACTTCTACACTTTGACCGTCACCAAGATCGTAAGATCCAGACGTAGCTTCAAAACGCGGAGCCGCTGTAATTTCAATCGGCTCGTTCATCTCGTCTATCACAGGTTGTATGTGCACCTGATACTCTTCAGCTTCAGAAAATCCTGCAAGGAATGAAGTTAAGTCACCGCGGTTTTTACCAGCGAGACTACTTACGGCCTCATAACCTGCTCCACCAAGAAAGCCGCGCCAGTCAGGGATCGTTCCAGATTCTTGTGCAAATAAAGCTTTTGATATAGCACTGACTGTGGCATCGCCCAGAGCGTTTTCGAGGTTCGCATATGTCGCTTCATAATCCATGCCGACATTCTGCGCGGACTCGGCAGTAACAGTTGTCCCTTCCTGTCCATGTCCGAAGATGTCGTACATGGCAGCCATCCTCTGGTAGGATGCTGCAAGGTCCGTATCACCGGTACGAGTAAACAAGTCAGCCTGAGACAGCAGGTTCTCGTATCCGCCCATGGCCTCAACCGCTTCAGTGACCAGCTTGCCCATGGAGAGGATCTCCTGCCCGTCTGTCGCGTCTTTGAAAGCCTTATATGCGTTACCCGTCTCATCCAGACGTCCGCCCTTTTCGATGTAGTCCTTGACGAGTGCATTCAGTGCGCCGGCCTCTTCCGGCAGGCTGGATTCCAGTACCATCTGCGCGGTATCACCGACCAGCTTGTCCATGCGTCCACGGAACCGGCCGACTGCCGCTTGCTGCTGGCTGCGAAGTTCAGACAGCTCTCTGTCTGAATAGCCCTCTGCCTCCATCATGGCGTACGTGCGGTCCTGATCACGCATCAGCTCTTCCAGCTGTTCGCTCCTCTGCTGGTCGACCATATCGACCACTTCACGGAAGCCGTCAATGCCAAGAGACTGTGCCTTACGCAGCATGCTCTGCTCTTCGACATAATTGTCGATAGCCTGCTGTTTAGCTATCAGCTTGTTCATCTCATCGATGGGTGCTTGAATAGCCGCACGCTCTTCATCAGTGATCGTATTGTCTGCAAATGCTGACGTCAGGGCGTCCCTCAGCTGCTGGCTCAGAGACTCAGCCTGTGCTATATCCCGCTCCATGGCAGCGGCAAGCGTAGCCATAATGCCTGTCGCAAGCGGGCTTGCATCTACACCTTCCTCACCGCCCCATGTGCGCTCCACATCAGCCGCGGTGAGGTCATATCCATTCTGGATACCGTTCACCAGCTGTTCGCCGATGTTCTCGCCCTGTTTGTAGTAGGCTTCCTTATCCGCATCTGACAGGTTCTTGCCCGTCAGAACATCCTGAATCAGGTTCTTGGACAGAGTGGAGGTGAAGTCTGTATACTGCGTGTGTGCATCAAACAGCGCCTGCCTGTAGGCGTCAACATCCTTAGATGCGTTCTGAAAATCCTGGCTTATGTCAGTAAGGTATCCGGCCACAGCTGTGCTATCGAGCGCGATGTCGCCGAATGTGTTCTTGTAATACGACTCGTCCAGATCCCGCCATGCCGCTGCTGCGGCGCCGATAGCGACAGCGGCAAGAATAAATCCGCCTGCTCCGGAAAACGTAGCGGCCGCAGCGCCAATCAATTTCATTGCCCCGCCTGCCAGCATAAGCCCCGGGCCTGCTACTGCGATGACTTCCAGACCACTGACAATGGCGCTGAAAGCGGTTGGATCCATGCCCGCAAGGTTGTCGGCCAGGTCACCGATCATACCCGCCACATCTGTTACAATCGGTTCGAGTTCCTCACCAACAGACTTCTTCAGGTTTTCGACCCTGGATTCAGCTATCCGGATAGCTCCATCGAGACCACTTCCCATCAACTCACTGGCGAACTGGGTGTATCCCTCGGCTTCACCCGCCATTAACCTGTCATACAAACCGCCCCAGTTATTCTCGGCAGCGTTGATCAGGTTCAATGCTTCCGTGATGGTACGTGTCGGGAAGATAGCGCCTAACACCTTCATGGCGGCCTCATTGTTATCCGTCAGGTTCTCGTAACCGCCCGCAGCCTTCGCCAGTGCCTCACGCAGTTCTTCGAAGGTCTGCAGAACTGGCTTCATTTTTCCGTTTGCGTCATACAGACCTGTGAAACCGTTGTCGGTGAGGATCTCCATCGCCTCGTTGATCTCGTCTGATTTAGAAGCGATCTCGTCCAGCTCCTCAGTGCTGGCCCCCAGAGCTTCCATGGCCTCAGTCGCCTTGTCGGTCGGGGAGACCAGACGCATCAGGGCTGACCGGATCATGGTGCCCGCCTGAGACCCGGTAACACCGGCATCAGCCGTGACCGCAATCAGGGTCATTAACTCTTCCGGGTTCGCCGCAAAACGCATGGTCGAACCCATGGCTGTCATGGCTTCACCGAACTCTTCAACTGTCGAAGCGGAGGAGTTCGCGGCGAACACCCACTCGTTCATCCAGTCGCTCATGTCCTGGAACTCAATGCCTGCCGCGTTGGTGCTCTTGACGACATAGTCAACAGCACTGGACAGGTCCATGCCACC